GCGAGCGAGGCGTGTGGGACGCCGTCGGGGTTCAATCGGCACAAGCGGGAGGGGACGCCGGCGTGTGCGGCGTGCATTGAGGCTCGTCGCGTGTATCAGCGTGAGGCGGCCCGCCGTCGTCGCAGTTCGACATAGTTTCGTATTGACAGTCACCACGAAAGTGTGTAGAGTGGTGGGTATGACAGATACCGCCACCGGGGCCACCGTCAACATCTTCGGCGTGAAAGTCGGGGACATCTTCCACACCAGTTGGGGCTATGACCAGACCAACTGCGACTACTTCGAGGTCGTGCGGGTGACAAGGTGCGGGGCTGAGCTTCGCCCGATCCGATCGACAGTGACCGAGTCGGGCCGGGGTGGCGAGTACCACATGCCGGCCCGGGGCGAGTTCCGTGACTGGTCGGTGCTGTTCGGCGCTGGTCGGGGTGATCGCAAGCTCTGCAAGGTCAAGAGCGGTTACCGCGGGTCACCGATGGTGGTTCTGTGCCGAGACCATGCCGCCGATCTGTGGGATGGTCGTCCGAAGTTCGACTCGGGTGCTTGGGGGCGCTGATGACCACCACCATCGAGGGGCAGCCGACATCGGCGAAGGTTCGGGCGATACTGGCCGATGAGGGTCGGCCGGTACTGCTCGCGTTCTCGCGTGGGAAGGATTCGATCGCCGCTTGGCTGGCGCTCCGTGATGCTGGCGTCGATGTGATCCCGTATCACATGTACCTGGTCCCCGATCTCGCCTTCGTGGCCGAGTCGCTCGCGTACTTCGCCGACTGGTTCGGGTACAAGATCCACAACATCCCGCACCCGTCGCTGTACCGGTGGATCGGCTCGTGCACCTTCCAGGCCCCGGAGCGGCTGGCGATCATCGAGGCCGCCCGACTGCCGAGCCCGGAGTATGCGTCCATCATCGGGATGCTCAGGACGGACCTGGGTCTCCCGGCAGACACCTGGATCGCTGATGGCGTGAGGGCCTGCGATAGCCCGGTGCGGCGGCTGTCGATCGCCCGGCATGGGCCGATGAAGGCCGGGAGCCGGAAGGTGTCGGCGATATGGGATTGGTCGGTAGCGGAGGTCCGGGAGCGCATCGAGGCGGCCGGCGTCGAGCTGCCGGTCGAGTACGAGTGGTTCGGCCGGTCGTTCGACGGGCTCGATCACAGGTTCCTGGGTCCGTTGCGTGATCATGCCCCGGACGACTACCAGCGGGTGCTCGACTGGTTCCCGCTTGCCGAACTGGAATTGTTCCGGCGGGAGATGATGACCTGTGCCTGACCTGTCCGCACTGTCTAAGCCGAAGCCGAGGGGCAAGGGCAAGCGGTCGCCGTTCGCTGCCACCGTCGCTCCCGACCCGCTCGCCGATGTCGCCTACTGCGATCCGCCCAACTTGGAGGCCGACAGCGCCGCCGAGCTGAATGCGATGCAGCAGGCGTTCAAGAAGCGGGCGAAGCAGGAGGCGCAGCGTTTCCGCGATGTCACCGACTCCGAGTATTGGGTGGCCCTGTGCTTCCAGACCCGCGAGGACAAGGACCGGTTCCTGCGGGCGCTGAACCTCATCCAGCTCGGCGACAAGTACATCGATGGCCATAAGGCCGCCCAGCTTCTCGGCGTCGACCTCTAGCGCGGGTTCGGCGCTTGCCGTTCGCCAGCCACCACCCGACGACCGGGGGATCGGTGGAGCGAGATGAAACCCATCAAACGAAGGAGTAACCACGATGCGTAATCGTTCGAACCTCACCAACAACAGCAGTAGCCGACTCTCGTTCCGTGACCGGGCCGCGGCGGCCCGCCGCATGGCGCGGTCGTCCGGCAGCTGACCGAGATGGCAGGTCGCGGGCCCGCGCCCAAGGCGAAGGAGCGCCGAGCGCGGACCAACAGCGAGCCCACCGGGGCAACCGTGCTACCGCTCGCCCGATGCCGCCAGCCCGACCTGCCCGCAGGGACGATCCCCTGGCCTGATCGCACCATCGAGTGGTGGTCGGGCTGGGGATCGAGCCCGCTCGCCGTGTCGTTCACCTGGGCGGACTGGGAGTTCCTGCTCGACACCGCCCTGATCCACGCCGACGTGTGGGGCAACTACAACCTCGACCGGCTCCCCGAGCTTCGGCTTCGGGTCGCCAAGTTCGGAGTGACCCCCGAAGATCGGGCTCGGCTGCGGATCACGTTCGCTGACGCCGACGAGAAGGACGCCAAGCGTTCCGCCCGGTCGGGGACCAACCCGACCGTCAAGCGGTTCGGGCACCTGAAGGCGGCACCCGCAAGCTGAACCGGTGAGGGGGAACCATGCCATGGAAACCCCGGTACCGCGGTGAGGTCCCCACTCTCGGCCTTCTCGCCATCGAGTGGATGTACGAGCACCTGGCGGCCCCCGACAGGACCAGCTACGAACCGTTCGAGGTCACCGAGGAACAGGCCCAGTTCCTCATCAACCTGTACGCCATCGACCCGAAGTCCGGGAAGCGCCGGTATCGCCGTGCCGTGATCTCCAGACCGAAGGGTTGGGGCAAGTCGCCGCTCCTGTCTGCCGTCGCGGCACTCGAGGCGCTCGGCCCGGTCGTCCCCGCCGGGTGGGATGCTGACGGGAGGCCGGTCGGGATCCCGTGGTCCGAGATCCGGACACCCTGGGTGCAGTTGGCGGCCGTCAACGAGGATCAGACGAGGAACGCTTGGACTCCGCTGCTGGAGATGCTGACCGAAGGGCCGGCGTGCGACGAGTACCCGGGCCTGGAGCCGTTGGGCACGTTCGTGAACCTGCCGAAGGGGCGGATCGAGTTCATCACGTCGGCTGCCACATCCAAGGAGGGTCAGCGGCCGGTCTGCTCGATTCTTGACCAGACCGAGTCGTGGCTCCCCGCCAACGGTGGGGTGAAGCTGGCGGCGACGATTCGCCGCAACCTCGGCAAGACGGGCGGGGTGTCGATCGAGGCCCCGAACGCCTACGAGCCCGGTGCTGGGTCGGTCGCTGAGGAATCGGCGGAGTACTGGCGGCGGATTCAAGCTGGTCGGGTCAGGGAAGCTGGGCTGCTGTACGACCACCGCGAGGCCCCGCCGGAGACGGAAATGGCGGACAGGGAGAGCCTGCTCGCCGGTCTCGCCGTCGCCTACGGCGACTCGGCCGACATCCCGCGGTGTGTGATCCATTCCCCGGCATGTCGTCGCCCTGGGTGGGTCGATCTTGACCGGATCGTCGCCGAGGTGTGGGACCCCGCTACGACCCCGGAGGATGCCCGCAAGTTCTACCTCAACCAGGTCACGGCGGCGTCCGACGCGTGGGTGTCATCCCCCCAGTGGGGGGCCTGTGCGGCCCCGGACAAGGCGGTGCCTCCGGATTCGGTCGTCGTGCTCGGGTTCGACGGGTCCCGTGGACGGGTGAAGGGCAAGGCCGATGCGACGGCGCTAGTCGGGTGCAGGGTGTCGGACGGGCACCTGTTCGAGGTTGGCGTGTGGGAATCGGAGGGGGCCGACCCTGACTGGCTGCCACCGGTGGCCGAGGTCGACGCTGCGATTCTCGGCTGTTTCGAGCGGTGGGATGTGGTCGGGTTCTACGCGGACCCGTCGGGCTGGACCGAGCAGATCGCCCGGTGGGAGGCCCGGTATGGGCGCAAGCTGCGCCTGAAGGCGGGGGCGTCGCAGATAGCGGCGTGGCCACGCGGGAAGGACTCCCGGGTGGTCGAACTGGTCGAACGGCTCAGGCAGGCGATCGTGAACGGTGAATGCTCCCATGACGGCCGGCCGAACCTGACCAGGCACGTGCTCAACGCCCGCCGTCGGGCAACGCGGACCGGGTATCTGCTCTACAAGGAGCATCCGGATTCGCACAGGAAGATCGACGCCGCGTACGCGGCGGTGATGGCGTGGAAAGCGCGAACCGACGCCCTGGCGGTCCCGTCGCGGCGGTCCGGTGTGGTGTGGTGAAAGGTGGTGGCCGGTGAACGACATGCAGGATCTGGTCGCCAAGCAGCTGTACCCGCAGTGGATGGCCGAGCGTGAACGTCTCGACGCCCTGGACTCGTGGCTTGGCGCGGATCATCCGACGCCGTACACGCCAAGGAGCGCCACCGAGGAGTACAAGCGGCTCGCGAACCATGCCCCCACGCCGTGGCTGGGGCTGGTGGTGACCTCGGTCGCGCAGGCCCTGTACGTGGAGGGCTACCGGTCGCCGTCGGCGGCTGACGACTCGGCGGCGTGGGCGTTGTGGCAGGCCAACGGGCTCGATCGACGCCAGATCGGCGTGCACCGGGCGGCGCTCGGGTACGGGCAGTCGTTCGTGACGGTGCTTCCTGGCCGGTCGCCGCTGACGAAGGAGCCGACACCGGCGATCCGTGGCGTGTCACCGCGGCGCATGATGACGTTCTACGAGGACGTCGCCGACGACGACTGGCCGATGTACGCCATGCGCGTCGACAGCATCAAGGACGGCCAGCGGATCCGGGTGTACACCGACACCGACGTCCACTATTTGACTGCCACCAGCACGGGCGGGGATGTGACTTGGGGCTCGTCGGAACCACATTCGGTGGGGATCTGCCCGGTGGTGCGGTTCGCGAACATGCTCGACCTGGAGGGGCGCACACCCGGCGAGGTCGGCCCATTCATTCCGGTCGCGGCACGGATCGACCAGACCACGTTCGACCGGCTGCTGGTGCAACGGTTCGCGTCGTGGGTGGTGCGCACCGTGTCCGGCATGTCGTTGTCTGACACGGCGTCCACCACTGGTGAGACTGCCGCCGAGGCGAAGCTCAGGTTGTCGGTCGAGCAGCTGCTGGTGGCCGAGGATCCCGACACCAAGTTCGGGACGCTCGCGGCGACACCGCTCGACGGGTTCATCGCCGCCCACGAGGCGGACATCAAGGCGCTGGCTGCTGTGACGCAGACCCCGGCGCACGAACTGCTCGGCTCGTTGGCGAACCTGTCCGCTGAGGCGTTGGCGGCTGCCAGGGCGTCGTTGTCGGCGAAGGTGGAGGAACGCAAGCATTCGTTCGGGGAGTCGTGGGAGCAGACGCTGCGGCTTGCCGCGCACATCAACGGTGACGCCGACGCGGCGCGTGACTTCCAGTCGCAGGTCCGTTGGAAGGACACTGAGATCCGGTCTCTCGCCCAGGCCGCCGACGCTCTCGGGAAGCTGGCCACCATGCTCGGTGTTCCTGTCGAGCTGTTGTGGGAGAAGATCCCGTCGTGGACGCAGCAGGACGTTGAGCGGGCGAAGGCTCTCGCGGCTCAGGGTGGCGGGCTGGAGGCGTTGATGCGCGAACTTGCCGCCGGTCAGGCCGATGCCTCCGCGGCCTGACCCGGTCCGTCTCACCGACGCCCACCGGGCCGCGCAGTCCCGCATCGCTGTGGACACGGCCCGGGCGTTGGTCGCGGCGTTCCGGCTGCTCGACCCGGGCCGGATCGACGCCACCGTTGACCGCTGGTTGTCGGTTACTGTCCCGATCGTCGGGCGGCAGCGGGCCGTGTCGGCCCGTCTCGCCGCCAACTACCTGTCGACCCTGCGGGCGATCGAGCTCGGGATGACCGCGGCGGGTTTCACGCCGACGCTTGAGGATGTCGGGGTTGAGGAACGGGTCGTGAAGTCGTTGATCGTCACCGGGCCGGCCACAGTGAAACTCGGGCAGGAACGCGGACTGGCCGCCGCGAAGGTGTTCGATGTGGCGGCGTCGAAGATGGCCGCGGCGGGGGTCCGTCACGCCCTGGAGGGCGGACGGGAGACGGTCTACCGGGCGGTGTCCGACGACGACGCAGTGATCGGCTACGTCCGGGTCACCCGCGGTGACTCGTGCGCGTTCTGCCTGATGTTGTGTTCACGTGGCGCGGTCTACAAGGACGAGATGACGGGCGAGATGGTCGGCATGGACGGCCGCCGCCGGTTCCGGCGCACCCAGGGCGACCCGTTCCACGACGGCTGCAACTGCCAAGCGAAACCGGTCTACCGGGATGACGACCCGATCCTCGAACGTTCCCACGCCCTCAAGGAGCAGTGGGATGAGTCAACGAGGGGGCACAGCGGTGCTGACGCGCTCAACGCGTTCCGCCGAGCCCTCACCACCAGCCGCGAGCTGGTCACAGTCTGACCCGCGACGGGTCAGCCGCCCGCGACGGGCGCACACACAAGGGAGGCCGCGATGGCCGACGACCCCACCCCCGACCCGCAACCCCCCACGCCAGGCGCTGACCTCGGCGACGCAGGCAAGCGGGCCATCCAGGCAGAACGAGACGCACGAAAGAAGGCCGAACAGGCCGCCGCCGATCTCGCTGCCGAACTGCAAGCCATCAAGGACAAGGACAAGTCCGACTCGGAAAAGCTGGCCGAACGGCTGGCAGCCGCCGAACGACGCGCCGCCGACGCCGAAACGCAGGCGGCACGCATGGAAGTGGCAGCCGAGAAGGGCCTGACCGCCGCACAGGCGCGACGCCTGGTCGGGTCCACCCGCGACGAGTTGGAGGCGGACGCCGACGACCTCCTCGCGACCTTCCGGCCCGCCGGGCAGGAAGACCCATCCGGTGAACGGCCCACGCCGACACCCCGACCCACCCCCACCGTCCGCGGCGGGGGCGACCCCACCCAGGAACCGGACCCAACCCATTCGGACATCCGTGAGATCGTCTCGAAGATCCCGCGTTCCTGACCCGCCCGGACCCTGCCACGGGACCGACCCGGCGGAACCCCTCACCCACTGACCCCAAGGAGGTCCAACCGTGGCAAACACTTTCATCAAGGCCGGACAGATCGTCTCGGCAGCCTCGATGCTGCTCCAGCGTGAACTCGTCCTCGCCAACCTGGTCATGCGCCAGGCCGACAGCGACTTCAGGGGCGCGCTCAACGACACGGTGACCCTCCGGTTCCCGGCCGTGCTCGCGTCCCGCACCCGCGTGTTGCGGTCGACGACCGCCCTGGTCGCCGACGACCTGACCGAGACCAGCGTCCCGATCACGCTCGACACGCACATCTACACGCTGCTGAACGTCACCGACGAACAGCTGACGTTGGACATCTTCGACTTCTCCGCTCAGGTCCTCGCCCCGCAGATGCGGGCAGCGGCCGAAGGCCTCGACGGTGCCGTGGCGACCGAACTGGCAGCGACGACCGCCGACGCCGCGACGATCAACATCGCCGCCGCCGCGACCAAGGAGGCGGTCCTCGACTACCTCGTGGACGCGTCGATCGCGTTGAACGTCCGCAACGTGCCCCGCAACGAGCGGGTCCTGGTCGTCGGAGCGAACATGGAAGCCCGGATCATCAAGGCTCTCGGCGCCCGCGAGACCTCCAGCGGTGACAGCGCCCTCGCCGACGCGACCATCGCCAGGTTCGCCGGGTTCCGGATCGTCGGATCCAACGCCGTCGGCGTCGATACCGGGTACGCGTTCCACCGGTCGGCGATCGCGCTCGGCATGGTCGCCCCCGCGCTCCCCGAAGGCGCTACGATGAAGGCCCGGGTCGCGCATGAGGGGATCGCCATGCGATACCTGCGGGACTACAACCCGACGAACTCGACCGGCCCGGTCGACCGGTCCCTGGTCGACCTGTTCGCCGGGGTGACCCCCATCGAAGAGGGCGGCACCCCGAAGAACAAGCGGCTCGTCAAGCTCGCGTTGACGGCCTGATCCGCCATGCTGCCGCTCGCATCCCTCGACGACCTCCGGATCTGGCTCAAGGGCACAGAACTGGACGTCGAGCAAGGCTTGTTCGTGCTCGACATGGCGTCGTCGGTGGTGCGAGCGGCAGCCGGGAACCCTGCCAGCTGGGTCGATCAGGCCAGCATCCCTGCCGTTGCCCGGGCGGTCACCGTCCAGTTGGCGGTCCGGATGCTGGCCAACCCGACCGGCGACCGGTCGCAGTCCACCGGCCCGTTCTCGCGGACGTTCGGTGACACGTCACTGACCGACGCCGAGGTGGCGCAACTGAACACCACCCGCCCCACCGGCGGGCTGCGGACGCTCACCACGTACCGCGACATCAACCCCGACGCCGTCTACCTCCCGGTGGCCGGCAGCGACAAACCAATCCCGTTCTGACACTGAAGGAGCCGACCATGGCCACCAAGAAGACCCCCACCGACAACGACGGCCAGGTGCTGCTCACCAAGGGCCACCGCACCCGCCCGTTCCCTGCTGACGTGGCCGACATGGCCCGCCAGTACGGCTGGTCCGACCCCGACTCCACCACCGAGGACGAGCCCGCCTCCGGCGAGTGATGTTCACGTTCGGGGAATGCCTCCACGTCTACCGGGCGACGCTGACGCAGGACGCGTACGGTGACCAGTCGCCCGCCACGGAGCCGCTGGTCGACGTCGTCGATGGGTGCGCCGTCGAGCCCGTGTCGTCGACCACCGTCACCGAGGCCGGACGCACGATCACGCTCAACAGCCTCAACGTGTACGCCCCTTACTGCGCCGACCTTCGCAGCGGGGATCGGATCCAACGCGACAACCGCTGGTGGCGGGCGACCGGAAACGCCAGACGATGGCGGTCCCCATTCACCGGACTAGAGGCCGGGTCGGTTACCACATTCGAGATGGTGGAGGGATGATGACCAAAGATCGGATTGTGGCCCACTTCCTCGGCATCGACCCGGTCGCCGACGACAGGTTCTGGCGGACGGCCCGCTGTGTCGACGGCGTCCGATTTCGCGCGGTCGTGCCGGCTGGCCCGGCCGTGCCGGTGGAGCACTACCCGAACATCGAGATCACGCTTGATGCGGCGCACGACATCAAACTCCACCCGGCCATGTGGGGCACCGACCCCGCCGGGTGGGTGCCCCACCTGCTTGCCGAACTCGAAGGAGTGACCGATGACCGTGCGGATCAAGATCAGTCACGCGGGGATCAGGGCGCTGCTCAACTCCCCCGAAACCGCCAGCCTCGTCAGAACCGAAGCCGCCAAAGTGCGCGCCCGGGCCGGTGACGGGTTCGGGATGAAGATGGAACCCCAAGGCGATCGGCCGTCCGCGATCGTGTACACCGACACGTTCCGCTCCCGCTACCACCAGGCTCGTGAGCATCTGCTTGAACAGGCGATCGGCAGTCGATGACCGAACCGATCCTGTTCCCTGATCCGGTCGTCGTCTCCCGGACGTGGCTGGCCCCGCTGGTCGCTCCGGTCGCTGTCGGCCAGAAGCGGGCGCGGGACAACGCGCCGGTCGAGTTCGTCCAGTTGGTCCGCACCGGCGGGCAGCGTGCCGGGCTCGTCATCGACGGCGCGCAGCTCACCGTCACGTGCTGGGCGGCGACCGACATCCGGTCCGCCGAACTGGCGTCCATCGTCCGTGCGCATCTCGGAGCGATGACCGGTCAGACGGTCGGCACGGCCACCGTTTACGCGGTCGTCGAGACCGGAGGCCCATACTCCAACCCTGACCCGGACAGCGGGTCCCCCCGTCACACGTTCACGGTGACGGTCAATGTTCGCGGTGTCGCCCTCTCTGGCTGACCCTCCCCTGTCCCGCCTCAGCGCGGGATGACCTGCGGCCCCCAACCCCTGCGTGCCCACGCTCCGCGTGACGGCACCAACACCCCCGAAGGAGCCACCTATGGCACTCACCGCTGGGAACGTGCGCGTCGCTGGCACCGGCAACGTGTTCAAGGCGCCGTCAGGCACCGCCCTCGTCACCGACCACACCACCGCCTTGAACGCCGCGTTCAAGGATCTCGGCTACTACACCGAAGACGGCTTCAAGATGAACGTCTCGAAGTCGTCGACGGACATCAAGGCCCACAACGGCGACGTCGTCCGCACCGTCACGAACGAGCACAAAGTCACGTTCGACCTGACGATGATGGAGTGGAACCTGGAGGCCGCCAAGGCCGAGTTCGGTTCCGCGAACGTCACCGTGGCCACCGGGACCACGATCAAGGTCAACTCGACCGCCGGCGACCGCGGCCCGTTCGTGCTCGAAGCGGTCGATGGGGCCACGAAGATGCGCATCGTCATCCCCGACGGCCAGATCGTCACCGACAGCCAGGAGGTGACGTTCAGCAACACGGCATCGATCAACTTCCCGTTGTCGATCGTCGCCTACCCGGACGGCACCGGAAACAAGGCGTACATCTACACCACCGCGCTGACCTGATCGGTTCTGGTCGGGGCTGGTAACTCGCAGGTCGCTGGCCCCGACCGGAACATCTGACCTGCGAACGAATGGAGACCTGCGATGCCACGCAAGATCAGTTGGGCGCAGTTTTGCGCAGACCGCGACGAGGAAGCGGCGGTCGAGATCGACGCCCCGAAGGGGGCGGCGTTCCGCATTCCGCCTCCCGAACGGTGGGCCGCGAAGTATCGAGCAGCCACCAGCAACGACGAGCGCGGTGTCGCCGTCCTCGGCGCTGCCGAATGGAGACGGTGGGTCGCCGCAGGGCGCACGTACGAGGAGCTCGACCAGTTCTTCGTTTACGTGGAGGGGCTCGCTCCGGGGGAATAGCCGGCCTCGTCGCTGTCCTCGACCAGCACGGGGACGTGATCGAGGCCGACCTGCTCCGCTGGTACCAGCTCGACCTCCAACGGGACCTTGGGACACCACGACTCACCTGGCGACGCCTCCGGGTGCTCCTCGGGCAACTCCCCCGCGAATCGGGGCACGTCCAGCGAACCGGTGGCGATGTCGTCCGGTGGGGGTCGCAGGAGCATCTGCTGGCGTCCGTCGTTGACGAGCTGCGGATCCTCGACTGGCACTACGTCAGTTCGCACTCGCGCGGTCGCGTCCCAGCCCCGCCACTCATCCCGCGCCCCGGCGTCAAGGCGGCGGCGGAGCTAGTCATGTCGGTAGCCGAGTTCGCCGCCCAGGTATCCGGCGGAGCGATGACGATCTGAGAAGGGCGGTGCGACATGGGTGTGACCATTGCAAACGCCTACGTCCAGATCGACCCGTCGTTCAAGGGCATCGAGGCGAAGCTCCACGCTGGGCTTGATGCCCCACTGGAGAAGGCGGGTCGCCAGGCCGGCGAGAAGGCCGGCAAGCAGGTCGGTGCCGGCATCGAGAAGGCGAGCAGGGAAGCCGGAAAGAAGGCCGGCGCATCAATCTCGTCCGGGATCGGGGACCGGCTTGACGCCCTTGACAGAAACCGGACCAAGTTGATGGTTGGGCTTGCCGGGATCGGCATCGGGCTCAAGAAGTCCATCGACGCCGCCTCGGACCTGAATGAGACCCTGTCGAAGTCGCAGGTGATCTTCGGCGACGCCGCGAGCGGCTTCGAGGACATCGCCAACGGGGCGGCGAAGTCGATGGGCTTGTCGAAGCGCGCCTACCTTGATGCGGCGGCTGGGCTGAAGGGCCTGCTCGACAACCTCGGGCTGGCGAGCGCCGAGAGCATCAGGTGGTCGAAGTCGATGACCCAGTTGGGCTCGGATCTTGGCTCGTTCTTCAACACGGACCCGGCTGACGCCATTGAGGCGATCGGGTCGGCGTTGCGTGGTGAGTCCGAGCCGATCCGCCGGTACAACGTCAATATCAATGAGGCCGCTGTCAAGGCCAAGGCGTTGGCGCTCGGACTGTACGACGGCAAGGGCGCGATCGAGCAGTCAGCGAAGGCGACAGCGACCCTGGCGTTGATCACTGAGCAGACCGCCCGAGCGCAAGGTGATTTCGCCCGTACCGCCGATGGCGTCGCCAACAGCCAACGCACCGCGGCAGCGGAGGCCGAGAACGCTGCCGCGTCGTTCGGGCAGGCGTTGCTCCCCGTCTATCAGCGGGTCGTGCAGGTGGTTACGGCGGTCGCGCAGGGGTTCGCCAGGTTGCCGGCCGGTGTGCAGGTGGGGGTCGTCGCCCTTGGTGGGCTGGTCGCGTTGTCGGGGCCGATCGGCGGGATGGTGTCTACGATCGGCAAGCTTGGCGGCGCGCTCAAGGGATTGGGCGGCGATGCCGGCGGTCTGTCGATGCTCAGCAAGATTGGGGTCGGGGTCGGGTTGGCGACCACTGCCGTAGGTGTCGGGCTGGCGATCTGGCAGAAGATGGGCGAGAAGCAACGAGAGATCGCTGCCCGCTCCAAGGAGGTCGCCGCGGCGCTCCCCGCGCAGGTGTCCGAAACCTGGAAGCTCGCCGACGCGTCCGGCGCGGCCGCGGGCAAGGTCGATGGGCTGACCATCGCCAACATCGCCCTGTCGAAGTCGCTCGCCAGCAACGGCGAGGACGGCGCAAAGCTGACGCAGGCGCTCGGGACGCTCGGCTTCCAGACCGAGGACACGCTGGACGTGCTCCGCCGCATCAAGACGGACGGCTCGGCCGGGATCGCCTCCATCGGCCGTCAGGCCGGCCTGACGGCGCAGGAAGCGTCCCTGATGGCGAAGGCCCTGGCCGATACCGACGGCAACATCGACGATGTCGCCACCTCGTTCGCGTACTTCGCTACGAAGGTCGGTGGCGGGGTCAAGGGCATGAAGCTGTCCCGCGACGCGGCCGAGGCGATGTGGACGAAGATCAAGCCGCTTGTCGAGGCGATGGGCGAGCTGGAAGGCCAAGCGAAGAAGACCAACCTGGATGATGTCGCCCGGCAGTACCTGACCACCGCTGCGGCGTCGAGCGAGGCGGCGGACGCCGCGATCCGTCAGGCAGAGGCCGACACCCACGCCAGCCGGGCCGGTCAGGGCGCGTTGGACGTGTACATCCGCTACCAGGAGATCCTGGCCGGGAAGACCGCCGCCGAACGAGCGGCCATCCTCGGCACCGAGAATCTGACGGAGGCGACTGGCGGGTTGAAGACGGTCGCCGGGGCAACGCTCCGCACGATTGAACGGACCGCCTCGGCGCTGGACCGGGCCGCCGACGCCGCGTCGGGCTTCGCGTCGGCGATCGACAAGGTGTCAGGCCCGGCGGTTGACCTGGAGGAGTCCAGCCGACGGATCCGCGAGAATGCCGTCAACCTGGCCAAGGCGTTCAAGGAGAACGGCACCAGCCTGGACATCAACACCGAGAAGGGTCGGGCCAACCGGGAGGCGATCCAGGCGTCGGTGGAGGGGCTCCGTGAGCACGCGACGGCGATGCTCAAGAGTGGGGCATCGGCGGAGGAAGCCGCCGCCTTCTTGAACTTCTCGACGAACGCCCTCGTCGACCAGGCCGTCGAGGCGAAAGTCTCCGAGGAGGAGATGCGCGGCTACCTGGAGACCCTGGGTGCCACACCAGAACAGGTCGATACGGCGATCCGTCTGCTGCACGATCAGGAGGCCAAGTCCCGCGTCGATGACCTGATCGCGAAGTTGGGAGACATCCCTGAGTCCGAATGGACCGAGATCAAGGCGCTGATTGAGAACGGCTCGTACGCGGAGGCCGAGCGTCGCCTGCTGGCGCTCACCCGGAAGCGGACCGCTGTCGTCGAGGTCGGGCTCCGTGGCGCTGGCGCTCAGCTCGCCTTGCAGGGCAAGGCGGGGAAGCTCGACGTCAAGTGGACGGCTCTCGGTGACGTGGTCGACCGTCCGTCGATCCGTGGTGTTGGTGA